CCGCCGGTGATCTGCGTGAACGCGAACCCGGCAACGTCTGCGAACGTGCTGTTGTCCGCGCTGTCCTGGATCTTCACCGTGACGTCCGTGCCGACGAAGCTGAACGCTTGGAGGTAGGCCTGCCCGCCGAAGCTCGCGCTGGCGAGGGTGTCGATGCTCGCCCCGTTGGTGGCCGCGCTGTCGGTGCGGATCCCGGCGGTGAGCTGCTGCCCCCACTCGATCCCGAAGCCGTTGGACTGGGTGCTCACCCCGAACGTCAACATCCCGTCGTCGCCCCTGGTGGGGTCGTAGTTGACCTGCTTACCCACCAGCGACGCGGCCGGGTCGCCGAGGGTGGTACCGCGGCAGTACGTCAGGATGACGTCGGTGCGGGGCAGAGCGGCGAGCTTCTCGTGCGTGCCAGTGCCGGCGACGACGTGGTTGTGGAACGCGGTGAACTCGATCTGCCCGGACCGGGTTCCGCCCTGCCGTTCGTAGGCCGACTTGTCGATGCCGGTCATGGTCAGTAGCGCCGGGCCACCACCGATCGACCCGAGCTGCTGAATGTCGCCGGAAGCATTGAACCCGGCGATGTAGAGGGCGTCTCCGAGCCCCGAACTCTTGGCCACTTAGGGTGCCTCCGTCCACAGGTCGTTGATGATCAGGGGCACGGTGAGCGTGGCCACCCGGTAAGTCGTGGAGTCGAAGCGGGCGTAGCCGAACACGGCGCTCAGTCCGGCCCCGTGGGCGCCGAGGATGTCGACGTTGCGCACCGTGCCGCCGAACTCGAAGTCCCCGCTGTACGCGCCCATCAGTTGGTCCACCGCGCCCGTCACCGCGAGGTCGACGTCGTCCTGTGGCTCCGTGTCTGCGGGCATGAACACCCGCCCGGTCAGCTCCAGACGGCCCGTTCCGGCGGTGAGCCCGGATCCGGCCGGGACGGTGCCGATCCGGGCCACCCACAGGGCGTAGATGAGGCCGGAGCCGGGCGCCGAGACGGGTTCGTGCCCGAGTACCTGCTCGAACAGGCCGAGGCTCTGTGCGTGCGACAAGGCGACGCTGCGGATGGTGGTGAGGTCCAAGGTCATGGCCGATCACATCCGTCCCGTGTACCGGCGCAACAGCCGCTCGCCGATACCGCGTTTGCGCTCGTTGAGACGGTGCCGCGTCTTGATCCAGTGGTCGTACCCCTTGAACCGCGTCACCGGGAAATTCCTGCTGCCGACGCCGGCCAGCCACGGCCCGTACACGACCCTGCTGTCCCAGATCTTGCGGCCTTCGGTGACGACGCAGCGGGACTCGTAGTAGCCGGTCGGATGCTTGAACACGGCCCGCATCTCCTCACGGAGGATGTTCAGGCCTTCCTCAGCGAGGTTGCGTTCCAGACGGTTCACGTACTCGTTGGCGAGGCGCTGCGCCCGCCCGTCGAAGATGGGCCCGTTGCGGCTGGTGGAGACGTCAAGCAGCATCAGACGCTCCTCATCCGTGCCTTGCGGCCGTGGGAGACGTACACGCGCTGCCGCAGATCAGCGAGCCCGCGGCCGCTTGTCTCACGCTCGTTCTCGCCGGAGCCAGCGGTGCGCGCGTACCCGGACCGTCCCTGCAGAAGGTCGGTGAGGGCTTCGGCGATGACGAGCTGCCGGACCGGGCCGGGCGGGTCCCACCGGTAGGCGGTGCTGCTGGTGGCGTGCGCGGCCGCGGTGGTGCCGAGGGCGCCCCGGGTGACGGTCAGGGTCCGCGGGGCGTAGATGGCGGTGCCAGCCGTGTGGGCGGCGATCGTGGAACCGTCCCATGCGCGGGTGACGATGAGGGTGTTGCCTGCGATGTCGTCGATGCGCATGCGTTCGCCGTCGATGAGGATGTTCTCGCCGACCGCGAATGCTGCGCCGTTCTGCACGGTGACGGTGACGGAGTTGTTGATGTTCGTGAGGCCGCTGCCTCCGACGGTCTGCCCGGTGTTGAGCTGCTGCCGGTCGGTGACGATGACACGCTCGTTGTCGATGCGCAGCAGATTGCCGACGCCGACGGCAGCCGACGTCGCGGCATCCACGTCCACGCCCGTCTCTGTGGCGTCCAGGGCCTCGACGATGGTGCCGGCGGTGGTTTCGTCGTTGCGGTAGCCGTACAGGCCGGTGACGGTGATGTCCCGCTGGTAGGTGGCGCCCTGGCCGAAGGCGGCGGAGGAGTCGCGGTTGAGTTCGATGCGCGTGTACGGCGGCTCGTCGCGGTCGTCGGCACGTCGCAGGAAGTAGTCCGAGGTGCTGATCGTGACCGTGCCCGACATGAGCGACGACACGGAGATCAGCTCGTTGTCGTTGAGTCGCAGGATCCACGGCGTGGCCATCCCGGTGCGGGGTGGCCAGTCGAAGTAGCGGGTGGCGACGACGGGGTAGAACCGGCGGTGGCACAGGCCTTCCACCGCGAGGGTTGCGTCGGCGAGCGCGCGGTCGATCCGGCTGTTGGAGCGGGCCGTCTCACGGACGTCCATCTCAGCTTTGATCTCCTCACGCGTTGCATAGAACGGGCTTGTCATCTCTCGTCACCTCCTCTCGCTGACATGTCCGGTGAGGCGGTTGCCCGCTCCCCAGATCGATCCGTCGAACGGGCAAAACAGCTCCCCGCGCGGTCCGCTGCGCAGCGGCTCTCCGCAGTCCAGGCAGGCGACCGGGTCACGCGCCTGCTCCTCGCGGTACAGGTGGGCGCCTTCGCGGAGGATGTCGAGGAGCCCGTACCACGAGCCTTGGCTCTGCGGGGTTGGGGTGCTGTCTCGCGCGGTCGCGGTGAGAGCGCCGAAGCTGGCGGTGGCGGACCCGGTGACGTGTGACGGCGCGGTTGCCGAGGCGGTGAGCCCGCCGAACTGTCCGGTCGCGGAGCCGATCACGGTGCGCAGGCCGGTGGCGCTGCCGGTCAGGGAGCCGCCGCTGAATGCGGCCGTGCCGCGCACGGTCGGTACGCCGGAGGCCGTGGCCGTGAGGGCGCCGAACGCGGCGGTGGCCGTGCCGGTGACCGACCCGCCGAGCGGAGGGTCAGCCTCGGTGGACACCGCCGTCGTCCCGGCGGTCAGGTTGCGGCCGTTGCCGGAGTGGTCGGTCAGGTCGGTGGAGTCGGTGAGTGGCCAGTTCGCCCACAGGTTCGAGGTGCGGACCGGGGTGGTGCTCGCCCACTCGGTTTCGATCTGTGTCTGCGTCAGCTCCGCAGTCCAGACACGGACGTAGGCCAGACGTCCGTTGAACCACTCCGAACTGTCGGCCGGAGCGCGGCCACCGAGCGTCAGTCCGTCCGGGGTGCCGACACCGACTGTGCCGGAGTCGACCTCGGTGGTGCCGCCGACCGTGTTGACGTAGCTCCGGCCTGTCGTGCCGGAGCAGGAGATCGCGATCTTCCGCCAGGCGCCGACCGCCATGTTCGTCGAGTTGGAGACGCTGCCGCCGCCGGTGAAGTAGTTCGGCCCGCTCAGGCCGTCAGCGCCGGTCGCCCAGGTGGCGATGGTGCTGCCGCCGGACGACGCGTGCAGGCGGCAGAAGGTCGCGTTGGTGGCGGTGCTGGCCGCCACGTAAGCCCACGCGGTGATGGTGAACCCGGAGCCGACAGCGAACATGGTGCCGCTGAACGAGATCCGGTCGCTGGCGGCGTCGAACCTGGTGGACATCCGGGGTCACCTCCTTCTAGTGCTGGTGGTTTGTTCAGGCCGCGACGGGCAGGGTGAGCGTGAGCTGGCCGGACGGGATCGTGAAGGTGTCTCCGGACGTCACCGCGTTCGCAGTGATCGTCCCGGAGCCGCCGAACGACCCGGCGGACGAGGCCGTCCACAGCGAGAAGTGCGTGTAGTCCTCCGTGCCGGCCACGTTCGTCCACACGAGGTCCGCCGACGTGGCCTTCGACGCCGCGGCCGCGGACGCCCACGTCGCCTGCTTGCGGGTCGTCTCCGTCGCCACGTTCGAGGTGCCCGCGGCGCCGGGGTCCCCGACGTGCAGCTTGACCCACGGGTAGGTGCTGCCCGTGTTGTCGAGGTGCGTGTTCGCCGCCGCGGTGGAGAATCCGACGGCCATGGCCTACTCCTCGGAGTCAGCCGCGCGGGCCGACCGTGGCCGCCTCGCCGGCCGGGACGAGTCCCGCTTACCGGACTTGGGCTGCTCACTGCCTTCCATGTCGGCAGCGGCCTCGGCCGCCTCGTCGGCGGCCGCGTTGGACGGCCCACCGTGAACGGTGATCTTCGCCATGTCCTCGCCTTCCTCCTTCGGCATGGGCCTCTCGTCGATCCGCACCACCGACCCACACTGCGGACACCGAGGCGCCCCCACCGCGTAGTCCGCCGTGCACTCGGCGCAGGTCCACACAGCCATCAGGCGCCCGTCGCCGGCAGGTTCGCCGGAGCACGGCCCGCGAGCAGGTCACGGGTGATCGCGTTGACGGTGCCCGCGCCGGTGCTGGTGAGCTTCACGTACTTGTAGGTGTCCGAGAGGCTGGTGCCTTCGACCTCGACGACCATGGCGTTCTGCGTCGCCGCTGCAGCGGTCACCACCGTGGCCGCCGCGTTCTGCGTCCTGCGGGTCCACGCGTCCGTCCCGTTCCCGGTGCACGTGTGGTACTCGGTGATGATCGCCAGGTTCTGCGCGCCCGTACCGCCGGAGTCCTTCGCCTCCTGCAGCGTGTACGTGTCGCCGACCGCACCCGCGAGGTAGCAGGAGAAGGTGACGCCGGCGGCCGCGCCCTTCAGCGCGATCCACACGCCGTCCGCGGCGGGGGTGGTGTTGATGAGCCTGCCGAGTGCCTTCTGAGACATCGGGCTTCCTTTCGTCTGGAGTGCGGGTCCGGGGCGACACTGCCGGCCCGGTGGAAGCCGGCCGCGGGGTGTGAATGCCGCAGCCGGCCGGGGGTGTTAGAGGAGTTCGACGAACGGCGACAGGGTGTTGGAGCTGCCGTTCTGCGGGGTGATCGCGGACTGGATCCAGGGGCGGCCGTCGACGCGCTGGATGATGCGGAACGTGGTCTTGTCGGAGCCGAAGTTGTAGTCCGTGCTGCTGTCGGCGGTCATCACCTGACGGTCGCCCACCAGGTAGTAGGACAGGTCGCAGAACACGAGGTCACCGCGGGATCCGAGCTGGCTGCCCTTCTCCGTGATGATCAGCGGTCGTCCGAAGATGCTCATCGGCATCCCGGCCGCCGCGTTGACGACGAACACGCTGTTGCCGCCGGTGCCGACGGTGAGGGACATCTGCAGGAGCTGCGGCAGTGCGTCCGGGGCGCACATCCACACGGCGTTGGACAGCGACGACGGCAGCATCCGCGCGTACATGCCGACGATGTCCGGGTACTTGATCGTGCTGGCGGTGCCGCGGGACACGGTGACCGCTGCCGGGTTGCCTGCGCCGCGGAAGCCGAGGGGCTCGCCGGTGCCGGTACCGGACTGGAACGCGTTGTCCTCGGAGAACGCGAGGGCCTGCGGCCAGAGCGTCTCGATCAGCGCGCTGAAGGAGACGATGCTGTCCTGCAGCAGCTCGTTCGGTACGGCGGACAGGCCGGTGAGCTTCTTCGCGTCGAGGGTGACGCGCCCGAACTTGGGGTTGGAGTCGGTGAGCGCGGCGCCCTCTTCACCCCAGTAGGCGATCATGCCGCCGAACACCGATCCGGCGTTCGTGGTGGTGTCGATCATCGGGAACGGGACCCGCGCCGAGTCCATCGGAACGACCGTGGCCAGCGGCCGGACGACAGCCTGCTCCAGTGCGAGCTGCAGCAGCTGCGACCTCAGCGTCTCCGGGACGAGGAACCCGCCGTCCGCCGGAGAGATGGAACCCGCGGCGTTGACGAGCGCGGCGAGCTTCTCCGCGTCAGCCTGCGGGTTCTTGTGCCAGATGTTCCGGACGTAGTCGATGGAGTTCTCGAAGTGCTTGTCGACCTGCGCGCCCGGGGCGGCCGCGTTGTACGCGGTGCCCTGCCGGTGCGAGGTGAGCATGCCGTTCGGCCGCTTCGCCTGCGGGTCGAGGTCGAGCCGCTTGATTGCGCCCGCTGCTTCCTTGTCCTTGATGTCGGCGCCGTGGTCGCGGAGCATCGCCGCGAACTGCCGCTGCGTCTCCTCGGCGATCTGCCGGTTCAGGTCGGTGCCCTCACCCTGCTGCCGGTTGGCGTACTCGGTGATGAACTCCGCCAGGGATTCCCGGCTGGCCGCGATCTCGCGGACCTTCGCCGGGTTGCTCAGCATCTCCGCAAGCTCGTCGGCGTTGCGCGGGACGGTGTTGGTCGGTGTGGCCACTGTGCCTCCTTCAGGCTTCCGTCGCCGCGCTGGACGACGCCGTGGGTCCGGTCAGGTTGGAGACGAGCGCCGACCAGTCGTCCGCGTCGTCCTGGGTGAGGTGGGCCACCATTGCCGCCCACTCGTCTACGGGTTCGGCGGCAGGAACCTCGGGCTCCGGCTCGACGGCCGGCTCCGGGGCGGGCTCGATGGGCTCGGCCTCGGCGACCGGCTCGTCCGGTGTCGTGTCGTCGACGGCGGGGGTGACCGCGGCGCGGAGTTGCGCGGCAATCTCCTCGCCGATCAGGGACCGGATGTCCTCGGTCAGGCCGGTCTCCGCCGCCTTCGGCTCCTCGCGGCGCGGGCCGGTGTAGCCGTAGGCGGCGAGGTCGTAGGCGCGGGCCATGTCCGGCTCGTCGT